AAGTAACGCAAACACAGCGCCCATTAAGGCCAAGAAACAAGCAGGGCGGTGGTTTTGCTGCGCGTTGGTAGTTAAATAAAAATAATTGCAAATTGGGGTTGCTATTCTAAAAAATGTTACGACACTAGGTCACTAGATATAGTATTTTTATATTTCAAAAACACTAGATATAGGGATTTATGGCCAATTTATTTGACTCTACAAACTACCCAACCACTGAGCCGGACAAGATAATTGCCGGTGATCGTATCGCTTGGAAGCGCAGCGACTTGGATAGCGATTATCCAATTGCGACTTATTCATTAAAGTATTCAGCGCGTTTAGAAAACGCCGGCACAACTGAGATTGAGATCACTGCAACCGAAAGTGGCAGTGATTACATCGTGGAAGTTGGCAAGACAGTAACGGCAGCCTACACCGCAGGTGTTTATCATTGGCAAGCGTATATCATTCGCACGGCAGACTCAGAGCGTATCACTGTTGACAGTGGCACGTGGGAAGTTAAAGCCAACCGTGATGCTGCCACCACCGATCCACGCGGTCACGTCAAAAAAGTGTTGGATTCCATCGAGGCCACCCTTGAGGGTAGAGCTTCTAAAGATCAAGAATCCTATTCAATACAAGGCCGGTCATTAGGGCGCACACCGATCGCTGATTTGATTTTGCTCAGAGATAAATACCGCGCTGAATATGTGCGTGAAACTCGCAATGAGCGTATTCGCAATGGCCTCGGTCATGGTGGCATTATTAAAACAAGGTTTTAAACATGAATTTTTTATCCATTTTTAGAAAACATAAAAAAGCCGTTGCCAAACGTGCGTATGCCGGTGCAAAGATTGATCGTTTAACTTCAAGCTGGACGACTACCTCGCAAAACATTAACAAAGATCTACAAGCCGGTGGCAAAGTATTGCGCACTCGCGCACGTGATTTGAGTATTAATAATGATTATGCGCGTAAGTATTTGCAGATGTGTGTTGCTAATGTGGTGGGCGCAAAGGGTATGGTTTTGCAGGTTAAATCCAAAACTGCTAAAGGTAAACTCGATCAAAAATCTAACCGCATTGTTGAGCAAGCCTGGGCAAATTGGTCAAAGGCCAAAAACTGTGCTTGGGATGGTCGTTTGTCATTTGTTGAGATGCAACGCTTATTTATTGAAACCGCCGCACGCGATGGCGAAGTGTTAGTGCGCATGGTGCGTGATGATTCGCAGTTTGGTTTTAAATTGCAATTTTTAGACACCAATCGCCTTGATGAAAATCTGAATAAAAATCTTAGCAACGGCGCGGTGATCAGAATGGGTATTGAGTTTGACACCACCGGTCGTGCAGTGGCGTATCACTTACTCACCAACCTTGAAAATGAAGCCAGCGCCGGTGCAAGATATGAGCGCATTGATGCGGACAATATCATTCACGCCTTTATGGGTGAACGCCCAGAGCAAATCCGTGGTGCAACGTGGATGGCCAGTGCTATGTCACGGCTTAATATGCTCGGTGCTTATGAAGAAGCAGAATTAGTGGCAGCGCGTATTGGCGCTAGCAAGATGGGTTTTTACACCTCAGAGGCCGGTGATTCATTCATTGGTGAAGAAGATGATCAAGGTTATTTGATCGATGCAGCAGAGCCGGGGCAATTTGCCCAACTACCGGCTGGCACGGGTTTTACTACGTTTGATCCTACCCATCCAACCAGCGCGTTTGAGTCATTTAATAAGGCGATTTTGCGCGGTATTGCGAGTGGTTTGGGTGTGGCATATAACTCGTTGGCTAGTGATCTTGAGGGTGTTTCATTTTCAAGTATTCGATCTGGCACCATTGAAGAACGCGACCAGTGGCGCGTTAAACAAAATTGGATGACACAGCATTTTATGGATCGCATTTATGAGCAGTGGTTAAGTATGCAATTGCTGAATGGATCGATGGGTTTGTCGATGACCGATTTTGACAAATTAACACAGATCAGATGGCAACCAAAAGCCTGGACATGGGTTGATCCACTCAAAGATATTAAAGCCTCAACTGAGGCAATTAATGCTGGCATTAAAACTGCCAGTGAAGTGGTAGCTGAGCAAGGCGGTGATATAGAGGATGTATATGACCAGCTTGCTTATGAGCAACAATTGGCCAAACAAAAAGGCCTTAATTTAAGTATTAATAATGAGGTAATAAGCAATGAAACAAATCAAAACGGGTGATTTAACCCGACATTTTAATTTGGATCGCGCGGCGATTGATGAAGAAGCACGCACGGTGGGTTTATCGTTTTCAAGCGATGCACCAGTCGAACGATGGTTTGGGATGGAAGTGTTAGATCACTCGCCTAAATCAGTCGACTTGGGGCGTTTGAATGATGGCGCACCGCTTCTAATGGATCATGATACGAGCGATCAAATAGGCCGAGTGGAAAGTGCAACGGTGGATGGAAAACGTGGGCAAGCAATTGTACGTTTTTCAAAATCTGCACGCGCTCAAGAAATATTTACAGATGTGATGGATGGGATTCGCCAAAACATTTCAGTTGGATATCGTATCAATGAAATGGAATTAGACGAGTCACGATCAGAGGATGAAGTAGAAACGTATGTTGCTACTCGTTGGCAACCATTTGAGGTGAGCGTGGTGAGTGTGCCTGCGGACAATTCAATCGGTATTGCAAGATCTGCTGAGGGTGACAATATCACTACCATCACAAATTTAAAAACTAAAAATAAGGAAGTCAAAATGACAACAGAAAACAAAACAAACATCGATGCTGCAACAGTAGCACGCGATGCAGTAGCGGCGGATCGCGCACGCTCACAAGAGATCGACGCAATCGTTGCAAAGCACCCGGAATTAAAAGAGATCGGCAGCCAGTTTAAAGGCAACGACCGTTCTATGGATGAGTTTCGTGGTGTAGCATTAGATTCAATCACTAAAAACCAACCAACAACAGCAGCGATTGAAGATACTAAAATCGGCATGACAGACGAGCAGACTGATAATTTCTCAATCGTTCGTGCGGTCAACGCATTAGTAACGGGCAACTGGAACGATGCAGGCTTCGAGCGTGAAATGTCAGACGAGATGGCAAGCAAATTGGGCAAACGCGCTCAAGGCTTCTACATCCCAACAGACGTTTTAATGCGTGATTTGAATGTTACAACTACAACGGCCGGTGGTCATACAGTAGCAACAGATTTATTATCTGGCTCATTCATTGACATGCTTAGAAACAAGATGGCAACCGTTGGCTTAGGTGCTACAATGATGAACGACTTGGTTGGCAACATTGCAATCCCACGTCAAACTGGCGGCGCAACCTCTTACTGGGTAGCAGAATCAGGCGCGATCACAGAATCACAAGCAGCGTTTGATCAAGTATCAATGTCACCAAAGACAGTTGGCTCAATGTCAGATATCTCACGCAAGATGCTTTTGCAATCTTCTTTAGATGTAGAGTCTTTTGTTCGTAACGACTTAGCAACATCTTTGGCATTGGCTATCGATTCAGCAGCAATCAATGGCACTGGCTCATCTAACCAACCAACGGGCGTTTTAAACACGTCTGGCATTGGTTCAGTAGTGGGTGGCACAAATGGTGCGGCGCCGGATTGGGCAGATATTGTTGATCTTGAGTCAGCAGTGGCAATTGATAACGCAGACATGGGCGCACTCGGCTTCTTAACGAATGCAGCAACACGTGGCAAGTTACTACAAACTGAAAAAGCATCCGGCACAGCGCAGTATGTTTGGTCAGACAGCAACACGCTTCGTGGTTACAACGCAGCGGTATCAAACCAAGTACCATCAAACGGCACTAAAGGCACGGGAACTGCTCTTTCTTCAATGGTGTTTGGTAATTGGAATGACTTGATCATCGGCACTTGGGGTGGTATTGACATCAATGTTGATACTTCAACGGGTTCGGCTTCTGGCACGGTTCGTGTGGTTGCCTTGCAAGATGTTGACATCGCGGTACGTCACGCTGAGTCATTTGCAGCAATGACAGATATTATCACTTAATATCAATCATTAATAATTGAGCGGCATTTATTGTGAGTGCCGTTCTTTTATAAAAAATGACATTCATGTGAGTGCCATTCTTTATAAAAAATAGGAATTAAAGATGAAATTAAAATTATTAACAGCGACCGCAATTGACGGTACATCGTTCGCCAAAGGTGAAGTGATTGAAGCTGATAAAACATTAGCGGATAAATTAATTGGCATGAATAAAGCCGTGATAACTAAAGCCAAAAAAAAGGCGAAAAAATAAAAAATGTTTACCGAAGATTTAAGCGAGTTTTTGGATAGCACTGAGATGGCAGACAATGCCACCATCGGCGCTGCCACTGTGGCTGGAATCTTTGACAATCAGTTTGTTGAGGTACATGGTATTGAGGGTGTGCGTCCGGTATTTGTTTGCGATGAGGCCGACGTGTCATCCATTGCACATGGCGATGCACTCACCATTAAAACTGTGTCTTACAAAGTGGCCGGTGTGCAGCCGGATGGTACGGGTTTAACTTCTTTGATTTTAGAGAAACAATAATGAGCCACGTCAGACAACAAATAAGAGATCAGCTTAAAACCACCTTAACCGGTTTAACAACCACCGGCGCGAATGTATTTGATTCGCGGGTTTATGATCATGATGCGTTGCCATCACTTACCATTTACACATTAAGCGAGGAATTGGGCGAAGAATCGGCCAATAAACAACTTAGATTGTTAAGCATTGTGGTCGAGGCGCGAGCAAAAGCCACCACCAATTTAGACAATACGCTTGACACGATCGGTGCAGAGGTTGAAGCAGCCATTTTTGCCAGTGGTGATACCACCTTAAATGGCAAATGCAAAGACATTGATTTTGAAGCAATAGACATTGAATTATCTGGTGACAGTGATCAGCCCGTTGGGATGATGAGCATGCGATTTGCTTGCCTTTATCGAGTCAATAAATCAGACGTAACCACATTAATTAGTTAAAGGGGGCAATATGCCAAAAATGTATAAAAAAGGATCTGAGTCGATAAACGTACACCCCGGCCAGATTGACAACGCAATTCAGCGCGGTTGGTCGCTTGAAAAACCATCCACAACAAAAAAAGTTAAATCTAAAAAGGAGTTATAAAAATGGCAACACATACTGGCAGTGAAGGCACTGTACACATCGGCACAGATGCAATCGGCGAATTGAAAGGGTGGTCTTACACAGAAGGTGTGACAACAAT